TCGCCGTCCGACAACGCGGCCTTTTTGACGGGTGTTCCATTTTGATAGATCGTGGCAGGGACAGAATCACTTGTCCCGGTCCCCGGACCTTGGATCTCGCCGCCAGTGGCATATGCGTGTGCCCCGTAGCTTTTGAGCGGGGCTCCCTTCTCGCTGTAGGCCATGGACTGCTCCATTGCCGCATCTCGCTCTTGCTTAGTCGCGTACCGCTTCATGGTGTACGGGTCTATGAAGGGCAGTTCTTTAGCGATGCTTGGGTCAACCTGCCCCGAGAAGTAGCCTTTGTTTTCACCGTAGCCCTGATACATGAGGTCTAGGCTTCTATCCAACGGGGACGGAGACGTGTCTTCCGGATACAGAGTCTCTGGGGAGTACCGCAGAAGATCCTCCAAGGACCGCTCCTTTCGACCCTGCTGTTCCCGCATCACGGTATCGTAGAGCGACGGATACGGGCTAGACTCCATCTGCGGGATTTCAGGGGTAAAGCCCATGGGGCTTTGACGGTCGCCCGGAGTTGCAGACCCCATTCTAGGCGTGGTAAAGCCCATGGGGCTTTGACGGTCGCCCGGAGTTGCAGACCCCATTCTAGGCGTGGTAAAGCCCATGGGGCTTTGACGGTCGCCCGGAGTTGCAGACCCCATTCTAGGCGTGGTAAAGCCCATGGGGCTTTGACGGTCGCCCGGAGTTGCAGACCCCGTCCTAGACATGGACGAGATGCCCGGAATAAAATTCATGGGATCTTGACGGTCGCCCGGGGTCGCAGAGCCCGTCCTAGACATGGCTGCAATGCCCAATGCCGGAGGAAGAGTAGCCGGAGCGTTAACCGGGGCCGTTGACCCACTGCGGTTAGTCGGGGGTGAAAACCGCGCCGCCATGCCCATGTCTCTTGGGCCGGACAGTTGCTGACCACCAATGCCCAAGAGTTGGGATATCCCGCCGCTGACGCTCTTGCCTACTCCGGGGAACAGCATCGACCCACCGCCAGCGATGGCAGCGTTCCGAAGGGCATCCTTGCCGCTTCCACCCGTCAATAGAGTGCCAATCCCAGTTCCAAGGGCCGGGAGCCAAGCATTACTCAAAAGAGAACCGAGGCCCGTGGCCGCTGCTCCACCTGCGCCGATACCTAAAGCGCCACCAAGTGCGGCGACGATGGGTCCTAGGATTGGAATCATTGGGCTATTCCCCGTGTCATGTCATTGGCAGTTTGGAGAACTGTAGCAGAACTTCGGATAGGTTTCCATAGAACCTTGCTCACACTACGATCCTTATCTCTCCGGCAGCGGTTTTGTAGATGTCATCTACCGCCAGACCGCCCGCAACGGCAGCGGCGTTGTTGGCATAGGTCTTCAGGCGGATCAGCCGCAACGTTGAGAATACGGCCTCTCCGGGGTTGTTTGTCTGCTGAATGAAGGTGGAGAATGCCCGCACAAGCTGGTTCAAGTATTCTTGACTGTACACAGCGGGCGGGGTCGGGAAGTATGGTACTGGGCTGTTAGTTCCCATCAGCGCCTCCCGTCAGTGCGGACATCAAGCCTTGGGTCCCCAAGACGCCATGCCGTGTTTGTCTGGTTCGATTCCACTCTGATTGACATAGACCTGCCGCGCAAACGAATAAAAACCTGATCCGTGAACTGCTCCACGGGTACGCTGGCTGTCTTGGTGACGGAAGTGGCATCCGATGAAATGAAGTCGTCCCCCGGAAAGTTACGCGCTTTGATGGTAAACGTGGCAGATGCCGACTGCGACGTTGAGTTGCGGAACGTAATGTCGGGGATCACCCGCGAGGCGAACATAAACTGGTCGCCCTCTCCGATGTCCACAACGCTTGATTCTATGTACGGGCTTAGGGCTGTTGGCGGGTTGTTGCTGCCGTCATTTAGGCCGTTCTCCTGATAGTACAGGTAGTTATCGGGGCTGGCAGCAATGGGATATCCCAGCGTACCACGATCAACCCATGCGGTGCGCGGCATGGCTCCATAGTACCAGATCTTTTGGTCGTAGTTGTAAACGACGTAGCTGTCATTCTCAGAACTATCTGATGACGGGTAGAACCACCACACCTCGGAGAACGAACCGTTGTGGCCCGCGTTAATCTTAAGCGTCTGATTGGTGTTGATGTCGTTGAAAACGTACTCTTTTACGTCGCAAGGGATTTGGGCCACGCTACCGCTGTAGACGTAGAACTCTCCCTTGCCCATCCAGAACACAACGTCACCAATAGCCACCATGGCGTTAGGCCCCATGATGGATATGCCGGAGGACACTTCCTGAACACCAAAAGTGTAGGGCGGGCCAATGTACTGCATGGCGTGGATAGATACGTCCGTAAAAACAATGATTTGCTGCTTTGTCTGCACAGCACCGATGATCTCGGACCCCGAACCCAAACGCAGTTCGCCCGCTGTATTGTTGGCGGTGGTTTGCCAATCGGTCAGGCTTTCTTGGTCCGAAAACCGGATGACGAGCGGATCTTGGACCCCGGGAGTAGCTTCGGGGTCGCAACCAAACACGATGACGTGTCGATCTCGTTCCGACACAATCACTTGCTTGACAACCGTGGGGGTTAGGGTCGCTCCGGGCAAAGAGGCAAGCGACACGGCACGAGCGGCAACCCCTGCAGAAGTATCCCAGTAATAGACCCCACCGTCATGCACAGCCATAAGAAGATCTTCGCCAAAGTTGTCTTGACTCCAGATGCGCAACTGTGCCCCAGACACGGTAACGGTAGCCGATGATCCCCAACCACCACGCGACCAAGGGCCCGCGCCCCAACCCGTGCCGTACACGGATGTGTCGAGACCCGTGTTAATCTGGTACGCCACAGCAACAGCCGACCCACCCCCAGAAACGGCTGCGGCTACCGCAGATCCCGCAGTATTGATGGTATAGGTATTGGAAGTAAGGACAGACACGATCTGATGTTCTGTGTTTATCTGAGCAGCCGTAATGCCGCTTACAGCCGTGGCCCCAGAAATGGTAACAAAGTCGTTTACAAAGCAGCCGTGGGTGGCGTCCGTAACAATCAGGACGCCAGACGCTGCGGCTTGGGTCTGTAAGGGGTTTGCGCCAAGTGTCGCCGTTTCTCGGATTGGGGTAATGTCGTAGAACGATGTCCCCTTTACAGCGTAGTACTTAAGGTTGGTCCCCATGCCCAAGTAGGTAGTGCCGTCAAGCGCGGTCCACGGCATAAGGGATCGAGTGGTCCCAAGAAACGTGCTGTTTGAAAAAGGGGTCCAACCGCCCATGCTTTCAGGCTTCCCGTACCGAAATCGGACTAGGTCGCAATCGTACCAACCGCCTTCATTGGCGTATGCCGTGGTCTCCCGATTGATGCCGGGCCGAAACTGGAGTTTGATAAGCGCCATGACTGTCTCCTGTCAGTCGACTATACGACAGTTTTTGGGTGGTGTCACTTATTGCAACCAGCGTCAATCTGTTGGATCAGCAACGCCCCCGTAACCAAGGAGCGCGGACCACCGTCCGCCGTTAGTGCTGCAGCATGAGATGTACGGCTCTGCGCCGTACCATCACAGATCGCGCTGTCGTTCAGCCCTGCGGCGCAACCACTCAGCAGCAGCGTCAGGGTCAGGCACAGGGCCAACTTTGTCGATCCGCTTGGAAGTCTCGGCATAGTCCTTTAACTCCTCTATTTTCGCTGCCGCCGTCCCCGCAGATCTTCCTGCAAGCCAAGTTGCAAAAAAAGTCAGCAGGGGCTTAAGCAGTGAAGCGATAAAAGAACTCATGCCTTGCGCTTGGCAATGACGGACCAAACCGCAACAATGATCGTTGCCGCAGCGCCGCCAACAGTGGTAGCTGTCTCACTGTCGATCAGGCCCTTGCCAACCAGATAGCCGCCCAATGCGGAGGCCAGTGCGCGGGCAATGCCGCCAACTTCAGAAGCACTCATTTTTTAACTCCTTGAAACAGGCCTATAAGGGCCTTGATGATTGCAGCAAAAACAGATTCGGGCTGCTCTTTTTCAGCGGGTACAGCGATGTGCATATCGGCAGGCACAGGCGTTAAAAACAGCGCAATTTCAGATTCGCGGCGATTGGTCAGCCCTTTAACAACCTTCCCGCCCGCCTTGTTCCACATCCGGAAAGCGGCAGCAGCTTTGTCTTTATTGCCCGCATTCAACTCACGCAGGACAGTGGACTTAGCAAACGCCCCCGTTCCAATGTTGTAGGCCAAACACACACACGCACCGCGCTCATTTTGGTTAACCTTGGTTGTGATCATCGCATCCACGGTGGCTGCGAACTTGTCCACGCCCTGCCTCAACAGGTCTTCTGCCCGTTCTTGCGTGATGGTCATACCCTTGGCTGGGGTGATGCCAAGGTCAGCCATTGCCGTCGTGCCGTAACCAATGGTCCAGATACCGACGATGTCTTGATATGCCGTTAACTTGCAGCCTTCGTATCGCTTGATCAAGTCAAGCGTAGCTTTGTTCACGCTCATTTATGCATATCCCTCTGAATTTCATCTAACTTTTTAAAAATGTTGGTCAACCCGTCTTTGATCTCCTTAAGTTCGCGGTCGTGATTCTCTTTAGTCAACAAAAACTCAGTTTTTATGATGGCAAGATCTACAGCATGACCTTGCGTCATTTTGTAATGCATCCAGATGAAGGCAATGATGGGGACCACCGCAAATTGCAGCAAGAGTTTTGCTAGTTCCATGATGTCCCCTTGCTGCATAATCTACTCCTTGCCCCATTTTCCAGCGGGGCAGTCTGAGGTGGAAAACCGTACCTTGATTGGCATGATACACCCACACAGCTTACACTGCCTTAACAATGAGTTGAAGTTCTCACACGCCGTGCAGATTGCGTAACGAACCTCATGAAATGGCTGGCTCATGGCTTACGACTTCATGATATAGGCAAGAGCATAGTACGGTGGACGGTTTTCAACTGTGCTGCCAGAACCCGCAGTGCCTGTAGTACCGCTGACTGTGTGGTTGTGTGCGCCAGCACCCAGCGTGGTGACCCCACTATTTTCAATTGAACCACCGCAGCAGCTTGCGCCGGGACCAGAACCATCGCCTGTTCCGTTAGTCGAAAAGTTCTGCTCAACGTGAGTGTGGTCGGCAACTGTGTCGGTAGTGCCACTAAACGTGTGCGAGTGAGAGGGAAGCTGGGCCGTTATCAGCGTATTTAATGCGATACCCCCCGTAGCAGCAACAGCATAGGTTGATCCAGCACCAACAACAAAACGATCACGAAGGTCAGGCGTCCCACTTGTTCCATCGCAAAGAAGCCAACCCGTTGGAATGCTAACAATAGATCCAGACCATAGGATAATTCCGCCAGATGGCATAGCGGTAGTTATCTGCGTCTGTATGGCGCTGGTGACGCCGGAGACATAGTTAAGTTCCGTGGTCGTCACTGCCGACACATCAATCTTACCCGATGCGTTTGATACGGCAGCGCGGGAGGCCGTCAGGTTGCTTGCAGTGACCGTTGTGGCAGCGCCCGTGATGGTGGCCTGTGCACCGAGGTTTGTACGCGCAGTAGCTGCATCAGAGGCCCCCGTGCCGCCATCAGCCACAGCTAGGTCAGTGATGCCAGTAATAGACCCGCCCGTAATCTTTACGCTACTCATAGCAAAATGGTCAGTAAGGTCGGCCACAGCGGCGGAAACCCCTGATCCGTTGGAGTAGATAATCTTACTGTCGCCCGTGGCTACGGTCACGTTACCGCCAGAACCTTGCGTAAACACAATGCTTTGAGCGGTGGTGTTGTACACAAAGTAGATCTTTTCCGCGTCATTCGGATCAATCGTGATTGTATGGGTTCCGCTTGGAGAGCCACCAAGAATGATCAAGGCGTTTTGGCCGTCAGAAACAACCGCGTTGGACGTGCTTAGGGTAGAGGACGTCCCCGACAAGGACAACGTAACCTGTCCGTTTGTGATGACATCGATGATGTCCGAGTTAATGTTTACGGTGCCGCCCCAAGTGCCCGACTGCTCACCGTCTCCGGGTTTTTCCAAGCCACCGTTAGTTGTGTATGTACTCGGCATTGATTATCCTTACGCTGCGATGGGAACCCAGACAGTAACCGGGCTGGGGGTAACTGGTGTCCATGTATTTATACCATTCGGATTGACTTCCGTCCACGCCGAACCTGCAGAAGGCGACACTCCGGCCCAAACTGATGCGGGGGACGGAACTATGGAGGTGTATACCGTGTTTACAGAGGGGGTTATTTGCCCCCACACAAAAACATTGCCCACAGATCCGGTGGCCGATACACCCGTAACAAGAACCAAGGCGTCCGCTGCAACCGTCACAGAGCCAAGCGATGCCGTGACACCAAATCCGGTGACCGAGATTACCTGAGACAATAGGATGTTGACAGTGCCAAGGGCCGTTGTGCCCTGAACACCCGTTGGCAGAACAAGGGCCGTTCCTGTGGCGTCCGCAGTGCCAACTTGGGCCGTGCCTTGAACGCCCGTAACGCCAACCAAGGCGTCTGCTGTAATCGTTACGGAGCCAACAGAAGCAGTCGCCGAGACCCCGGTGACCAAAACCAAAGCCGTTCCTGTGGCGTCCGCAGTGCCGACTTGGCCTGTGCCCGTAACGCCAGAAGGCAGGACAAGGGCATCCGCTATAATCGTTACAGAGCCAACGGACCCCGCACCTTGGACGCCCGTAACGTCAACCACCGCTCCAGCGGAGATAGTGACGCTTCCAACGGAGCCTGTTGCTGAGACCCCGGTTGGCAGTATCAGGGCATCTGCGATAACTGTAACGGAACCTACAGAGGCGGTGGCCGATACGCCCGTAACCGCAACAAAGGTTGTCGGTTCTCCTGACGATGATATCGGCGCTGAAGCTGTAGGGAAGAACCCAAGCATAGCACAAGTCCTCCTACGTTAAGCTGCGCTGTTACGGGTAAGGATACCGCATTTTGATCTTTGCGACTAGGGCAAGCCACTCGTCCATCGTTGCTTCGCCGCGCTGGGCTTTGAAGAACAGTGGGTCGGCTTCCTTGGCATAGGCTGCGGCACGAGATGCGCGTTGCCGCTCTAATGTAGGTGGTTCAGGTTCTGGTTCAGGCAACGGGATAAACACGCCATCGACATAGCTGCCGCCGATATAGCAACCTTCGGTGGCTTCAGGCCAATCAACACAAAAGTCTGGGATGTTGTTGGGATCAACAACGATGATGTTTGTGACGATGCCGTCTTTGATTTCAACGATGTTCATTATTTGAACTCCAAGATCATAATGACGCCCGCAGCGCCCGCCAGCCCAGCTTCCGTGCTTGTTGATGCTGCACCGCCAGCGCCTGATCCAAAAGCCGCACCAGCGCCGCCCGACGTCTCGCCGCCCGCGCCCCTGCCGCCGCCACCCCAGAAGGACGCGCCACCCATACCCCCGATAAAAACACTACCATCCCCTGAAAAATCAGCGCCAGTGCCAGTTCCGCCCGTAATATTTATACTCCCCCCACTTGCAGCACCGCCCGCAAAGCCAGTTTGACTTGTATCGTTAACACTTGACCCTGCAAAACCTGTCAACGTGGATAGGGTAGAGTTGCCAGCGGCTGCGCCGTTAGCCCCCGTTGCCCCCGAGGATGTGCCACCCGTTCCACCAGCGCCAACAGTAGCGGTTACTGCTCCGAGTGTTGATAAGTTTAGAAGACCTATAGCCGTTCCACCAGCGCCAGCGCCCGGACGAGCCGAATCAGTCGTGCCAATGCCTCTCTGTCCACCGCCACCACCAGTGACGAAGGCAATGCCCCACTTATAGCCAGCGGTTGGCGTGTAGGTTCCAGTTGCGGTAAAGACTTGGATGTTTACAGTTGCCCCACCATTAGCCAGCACAAAAGCCGTTGTTGCAAGTTGCGTGGTGTTCGTCCCGACTGTTGCAGTAGGCGCAAGAGGCGTTCCTGTGAAGGTAGGAGATGCAAGGGATGCGGGTATAGCCCCGTTGATCGTAGTGGTATTGCCGCCAGCGGCGTCGACGATTGCGTTGGCCTTGATCGTGGACATGGTTATACCTCTGGGTACGGAAAGCGGGCTTCGATCTTAGCGATCTTGTCAAGCCATTCTTGTTGTGTAGCCTTGCCGCGCTGGGCCATGAAGAAGAGAGGATCAGCTTCTAGGGCATATGCTGTGGCACGGGCTGCTTCTTGCTCTTCGCGGGTTGGCACATAGGGCAAAGGTTCGCTAAACGTCGAGCCATCGTAAAGCCAATTCGGACCTACGCCTTCAGGCAATAGAACCCAGCCTTGCTCTGCGGCATAGTCTGCTTCTGCTAAGACAGCATTAACGACAACGCCGCCTTCAATCACGCCGTATGAACTTACCATGTGTAGACCTCCACATATCCAGCACCGCCAGCGCCACCAGCGCCACCTAAGAAAGTTGTGCGGGCTGATCCACCACCGCCGCCACCACCCGCGGGGAATGCACCAGCGCCACCCGCAGCACCGTTAACGGTTGTCGCAGAACCCCCGCCGCCACCGCCAGCGCCCGCTGCTGTTCCAGCACCTCCAGCGGTTGGGGCTGATGCGCTGTTTGTTCCCGCCGTGCCTTTACCCCCAAAATAATTCGACTGACCAGCAAGGCCGGGAACTGCAACAGTTTGAGTATTATTGCTTTGTTCACCACCGCCGCCACCGCCACCACCACCACCAAATTCTGATGAGCCTCCAGCAAGACCGCCATACGACCCGCCTAAACCACCAGAAGCACCACCAGCGCCGCCATAATAAGCACTATATCCAAGCCCCTGATGACCGCCCTGCGCGCCAGTAATCGTAACAAGATAAATAAGACTTGACGCAGCAACACTGCCCTGCGCCGATCCACCGGCTGTCGCCAAAGAACCTGTTCCAACACCCGCGCCACCAGCAAATCCGCCGCCACAAGTTATATAACTTGCAAAAGATGACGCTCCACCAGCAACCCCCGCAGTTGCAGACGCGCCACCAGTTCCAGCCGCACCTATTGTTACTGCAACAGTGGCTGTCAATGCGCTTGCATAGAACCACTTCTCATAATAGGCCCCGCCACCGCCACCAGCCCCACCATTTTTATTAGTAGAAGCAGCAGCAACTTGCCCGCCGCCACCGCCACCACCAGCACCCCAAACACGCACAAGCACCAGAGATGCACCAGAAGGTTTGGTCCATGTGCCAGATGCAGTGAAAGTCTGTTTGTTGAGCAAGTTTGCTAGGACAAACGCCGTGGTTGCGATCTGGGTCGTATTAGTTCCGACAGTTGCAGTCGGCGCAGTCGGTGTGCCTGTCAGTGAGGGGGACGCAAGAGGTGCGGGAACAGCCCCGTTGATCGTAGCCGTATTCCCACCAGCCGCATCCAAGTAAGCGTTGGCCTTGGAAGGCCCCGATTGAGTAATCCCGTTTGTGCCGTCAAGAGTTAAGGGCATCAGATAACCTCCAGTGCGCGTAGTTCAACACGCCATGCTTGGCGCTGGGCAAGCACATCTGGCTTGCTCTTATCGTAGTCTGCCAGTGCCACATAATCTGTGCTGGCAAGAAGTTGCTTAAGTTCAGTAATGCGGAATGCTGGTTTGCTGGCCTCCCACGCCGCAGCGTCTGCCATACGCTCTGCAATCTCAGCATCAGTCATTTCAACGGGGATACCGTCAACAAGTTTGATGTTGCTCATTATGAGTTCCTCACGCCATACATGGTGATCCGACCGCTTTCTAAGTTGCCAGAAGAGAACAAGAACCTGACAGCGTTGACAGCCGTGGTCACTTCATTCTGGCCAACAGAGATGCCTATTTGATTTGTTCCCGTTTGATTTGTTGCCCGAACAAAACCAGTCATATACGTCCTTGCAACAAGGTCGGGGCCAAATACGCGAACCTCGCCAGAAACTCCAAACTCATTAACATCAGAGCCAACAATATTGCCATCTGTTAATGGAATATGTGTTCCAGCAGAAGCAGTATTTGTTGCAGCAACAGTAGCCCCAGTAGCTTGAATGCACGAACCATAAGATGTTAAGAAAGTGCTGCCACCATCAACGGACATCCTAAATTGTAAAGTTACAGCATCCGTCACAGGGATTACGTTGCTTAGGCTGAACACATAGTCCGAATATTTGGACGCATCAAACCCAGTGAAATCCACTGTAGCCACGTTGCTGATTGTCGCCGAAGAAATAAATGCAAGAGCGGTATTAACGCCCGTAAGAGCAGAACCATTAATCGCAGGAAGCGCACCCGTCAGTTGACTAGCCGCAATGCTCTTGTTCGTCAGCGTCTGCGTGGCGTCAGTGCCAACCAGCGTGGTGGTCACATCAGGCAGCGTCAGAGTGCGGTCCGTGTTGGTATTAGGAGCCGCTACAGTAAGCGTTCCAGTGCCGGATGCGTTGGGGGCTAGGGTGATCTTTGACATTACACAATTGTCCAAACTGATCCGCTAGGGATGGTTACAACGACACCGCTGTTGATCGTCACAGGTCCGGCGCTCATGGCGTTCG